TTTATCTGCGTTATACCCTTTAGATGCAAAAAGGGCTGGATTCGAAGTGAGGGGAGAAGTAGTTGTTTGTCCTGGGTTGTTGCCATCTTCAGTTGATAAGGCTCCATGTCTAGGAATGGCTTGGTATGTGACAGCAAAGTTACTTGTTTTGACAACATTCTTGTTGAATACAACATCAACAGCAAAACATTTATACAATATCGGAGCATCGGTAACATAGCTCGGATGCTTTGCTTCTTTCAACATACGTTCAACGTCACTTACAAACACTGTAGCTTCTTTCTCCGCTAAGCGAATTCTTATTGCCTCGTACAGTTTTCCTGATATTTCTACACTGTACTTCGTGCCAATTAATCCGATTGACAAATTATCTTCAATCGGCTCCAGTAGATAGTTAAATCCCTTGAGCGTCATGTCCTTCCTCTTTAGCAAATTGTTTTCCCAATCTAATCGCAGATAATGCCAAAGAGGGTTAGTTACCTTGCTACGTGGTAACAGCCAGATTAGACGATGTTGTTCGTCTCCTTTAACCTTACGTTGTTCAATATCAAAGGTTAATAAATTGCCTTCATCATCGACACAAGTCACAGTGTCTCCCGTATAGTTCCATAGCTGATGTGTGTATTCCCCACCACCACTCACATGATAGTGGACAAAATTACCGTCTATATTAAACCGATATTCTGTCTTGTCGTTTGGTCCAGTACATGACAGTTTGGTTGGGGAAAGAGTGTACATCACAATGGGACGGAATAACTTCAACCATCTAGGCAGGTCAACATAGTAATCGACATCAGTCATGATAAAGACTGATTGATCTTGTATTTCATCATTACTATACCTGATACTCAAGTCTTTAGAATGGTAGAAGTAACGGCATCCGTCTTCAATGTCTCTTCGTGACTTAGAAACATTGTATGGTCTATACCCGGCGCGTATTACACAATCATTCATATAAGTGTTGGCTGATGAACGATATTGCGCGGAAGCGGGGTGTGAATGCATGGAGTTAACAGGTATTATATCAATACTGTCTCCATTAGGCACGAGAATTGGTCTCAAATCTGGTTTTCTGATAATAGTCATCTCGATTTCTTCGGATAATTGTTTGACATTCGTTTGGTACAATCCACCGACAGTCATCATCTGATATTTGACAGCTGCATATTGGTGCTTCATAACATTACGAACTTGTCTTACCAGCAGCCAGTTGGTCTCTTCAGAAGGAATATACTCAAAAGGATTCTGCTGGTTATACAGTTTCGCATGGTGCTTAATCAACTTGACCAAGCCATATGAAGTCACGCTGATGGCCAATACCGTCTTAGGGTACGTGCTCATCAATGAGAATGTAGATTTGACTACATCGCAGGTGTAAGATAACATATGTGACATTGTGGTTTGTAAACGAGTGGATAATTGTGGCGTTAAGCTCACAGGTGGCAACGTAAGTAGCGCAGCTAGATGCTGCCAATGGATGATTAGTTTATTCTTCGTCCATCGCTTCGGGGTACATCATCCCTAGGATCAACCCTGTTGCTCTTTCGAGTGTCGGGGCGTATGCGGTTGGGATGTCCTTTGCCTGCAACCCTACGGCCTGAAGCCTTGCAGCTCCGTTCCTTAGGGCGAGACTCTGGTCGCTTAGTAGCTTTTGCACTGCAGCTACTGTGCGTAGGAGAAGGCGGTTGTACGCTTGAACAGCTTGCTTTTGGTTCTGATTCATCTTGAATTGGTTTGTTGTCTTGATGCAGGTCCGTACACACTAAATCACCGTCAACAACGGCTACCTGTGTGTGTTTGTACGCTGTATCGATGATGACTGGAAAGTGGTCAAGACCGTCAACATTCTTAATCTTGTTATCCAATTCAATTAATTCTGCTGTTGATATACCAAGTGTGATGGCCATGCACTCACGGATGCGATTTTCATTCTTTTGTGGCCAAGCATTACTACACTTGTATTTCTCCTCGCCTGTTCCTCCTTTCATTGTCCTAATCTTTGTCAACTGTATCACGCGAGCGGCCCATGTACCGATAATAGGTGTCAAACGGTCGGTAGATATGTAGCCTAACGCTTTGTTGGCAGCAGCTTGTTCCTTTGTGACTGACTTGTTCGTACTAGCGTGCAGTTTGCCGATAGTTCTTAATGGATCGGCGTAGGAATCATCTGTTGTTGGTGGGTCAACAAAATAGCGGCCTAAAAACAAAATTGGCTCTCCTCGCGGCCTTAGATTGGACTTGTAGATCATGCCTAGGTCTTTGGCAACCTGTTCTACGAAAAGGTGGAATTGACCTTTGTAATTGGGATTGCAACTGTCGTCACCAAAAACAGCCCCAATCATGTCAAAAGCTTCATCTGGGCTGGAACCCATATTGCGCAATGCACAATAAATATTGAAAGCATTGGCCACAGTTCCAGCCTGGGTGGTGATCGGGCTGCCACTTCTCACAGTGTATCCGGGGTCATATGACACACCAGTAGAAGTGGTAGCATGTTGTTTGTACACTTTTCGGTACAACTCCTTAAACATGTTGCGGTGTTCAGGGGCCAGATATTGCATATATGCAGGTAGCAGTAGATTACGTGCATACTCTTCACTGTGGGTCCCATCTAAACATGTATAATCACCTTCCTCTATGTCTTCTCCTTCTTCAGCTTTCATGACGTGAGCTAGTCTCTTTATAATATCTCTTGGTTTCTTGCCTGGACAATACCAGTCATGTGTTTTCAATATGTTGGCGAAAACTAAGGTATATGCCGACATCTGGATTGTCAATTCTGGACTCATGGTTGAGATATTACGTGGTGGTTTTGCAGATGCGTAGGTCTCAGTTTTAATAAATGCCTTGATCGCGTTACCAGCATCTAATGACATCATTGGGGCAACTTGTTTAAAGCGTCCCTTCTGTGCAACTTTTTCTTGTCTGAGATCTACTTCACCAATTGATAATGGAGTACCGGTTCCTCGATAACGTTTTGGTACCAAACGGTCAATGAATTCGCGAGCATAGTCATGGTACTTTTTGCTCCACTTCTTATTGTTGGCTACTTTATGAATCCGTCCCTCAATGCATGCTTTATCTGCGTTATACCCTTTAGATGCAAAAAGGGCTGGATTCGAAGTGAGGGGAGAAGTAGTTGTTTGTCCTGGGTTGTTGCCATCTTCAGTTGATAAGGCTCCATGTCTAGGAATGGCTTG